AGAAACCGAGCCAACAGCACCTGTAGCGGAGATTCCGGTTACTGCGACATTAGCCAGTCCAGTAACTGTAACGCTACCTACAGCCCCTGTGGCAGACTCGCCAGTAACAGAAACACTGACACTACTGGATGAAAGCGCCTCTGCGGAAAACGGCGCTTCCGCAAAGGTTACCGCCCCAAACATTGCTTACAACTACTCGCAGGTAACGGAAAGGCTTCCGTCTGCCGCAGTGCTTGCAGAGCAGTTCACCATAGAGTCGAGCAGACTTTGCATCGAAGTCTGATATTGAACCCAGACATCGCTAAACAGAGCATTATTCCCACTATCCAAAGTGACCATAGCGTCAAAACCCGCAGTGCTCACGGTAGTCAAGCTATCAAAACCAGCCGTACTGACAGCAGTAAGCCCGTCAAAGCCTGCCGTGCTGATCTTGACGTTTGCGTCAAATCCTGCAATACCAAGATCACGGAGATTGTCGCCCATGTCAACAAGGCCATTCATGCCGGTTGTGCCCAGCGTCACCATTCCGTCAACAAACGGGGTGTAGTCAATGTTTCCGATAACATCCCCAGTCACCTGATGGGAGTCCACAAAAGCGCCATACAGGGCTTGATTATCTGCTGACTCTGCGGAGATGCGAGCCAGATCAACTTGGCTGTTGTAGCGAGCCATAGTCTTGGCTGAATCTGCCTGCATCCACATCATGCCCAGACTGGTGACTGGGGTGGCTAAAACAGACGCCCACTGAAGAGCCTCAGACTGTTGGGGAATCGGTTGCATTGCAGGGGTAGCCGACAAGGCCAGCGCCATTACCGCCGCGCTTGCCGCCTGCCCATCACCACTAGAAGCAATCTTCGCCAAGGCGTCAAACTTTGCCTGAGAAGCCGCAGAGTTAGCCTCTGCCGCCTTTTGTACCGCCTCGTAATACTGAGACGCCGAGGTCGAGCATCCCGCAATAACGAACAGGCATGCCGCAATAATTAATTGTCGCATTCTACAATCCTCTTGTTTGCAAGCATTATTGCCGCCCTTCTAAGATCGGCATCGTAAGACCTTTTGCAGTGATTCTTTTCTAGCGGCAAAAATATGAAGTCAATTACGGGTCTAACCTGACGCCAAATAAAACAGCGACGTAACCTGTACGCTCTTCCAGAAACGGACTCGTTGGGGTTTCTGGCAAACAAAAACACCGTGTTGACCCACTGACTGGTTGCGTCCCCCACATGCAAAAAATACTGAACTATCGGGTGCATTACGCGCCTCCAGACGCCGAAAAGTAAGCTGACGCACTTACCACAAAGCTGATAATAATCCAGAACAATCTTTCTGACATTTTTACCGACTTAGCATTCTTGATGGCATCCTCAGTTAATTCTCGAATGTCATCTTCTTGTTCGTCAAGTCGCTTTTCATGGCGATCCAGTCTTTTGAATGCCGAGGTAAGTTGCTCTTCAACCCTGATAATTTTAGACACCGTTTCCGCAAGTCTGTCCAGCTTTTGTTCTATGCGATCTAAACGGTGCTCATCCATGCTCATTACAACGTCTCTGCTAGTGTAAACAAGTCATCCATAGACTCATCTGTAAGTCCTAGCGCGGGGGTCAGCGCAACAACAAGCGGCGACAAACGCTCGACATCGTTGCCATACTCCCACTGAATCTCTGCCGCTTCTCGCTCACCTTCAGGCAAGGCCGCAATCGCGGCAGTCACGGAATCTAAAAGCCCTTGATTTAGCAGGGCGAGACGCGCTTGCCGCATAGTCACAACCATGCCGGGGCGCACTTCCTCTGCGGTAAATGCGCGAGAACTATATGTTTGCCACCACTCACCGCCCCTGTTCTCTATCTCTGCGGTTGTCACGACATCTGCGTCTGGCTTTGGGTCGTAATTCAGCGGGTAGACAGAGTATTCCGCAAGAGCATCTGGCGCTGGCCTTCTCGGGAAAGAGGTGTTTGGATGGCTTTCCTTTAGTTGTTGCAGTGAGTAGAGCGTTGCCACCCCATCCTCAACTAATACATAACTCATTGCATCTTCCTACTATTATGATGGACCAAACTGGGAGCTAAGGCTAAAACCGCTGAAGTTATGCGAAGAACTTTCCGCCCAGTACCTTATTTCATCAATAGTCCCGTTAAAGTTCTGCTCAAAATTATAAGTTCCACCTGAGTCTATATCGGGCGTGGCCCCCGAGACCTGACCGTATCCCTTCCCGCCAGAGCCATATACGTTGGTGTATGTTCCGTTAGAGGTGTTTGACTCAAGCATAACGATCTCGAACTCTGATCCTTGTCCTCCAGCCTGAACATATATAGTCATTTTAAATAAACTAGCGTCTACTCGGACATAATATGTGCATTTTCTGCCGATATAGTCACTGATATCGACCTGAACGTCAGCCGCCGCCAAAGCGTCTGCACTGCCATCCCGAAAACTGCCGCCACCGTCAAAGCATCTAGCTCGCATGTATTTTGTGCCGCTGATGTCTCCCACGCCCCACGCAAACCCAGCGGCCGTTCCGCCCATTTCAAGGAGCAAACCCTCATCGCCCGAAGCGACTGTCACATCAACTGCGACAAGAATGTCGTTCGCGCCATTACTAACCCCCGTCCCTGTGCTGGGGAAGCTGGTGATCGTGTAATCAGGTGAGCCGTATGAGGTAAGTTCGTAATTGTATCGTTGCTGTAAGCCCTGAGTGATCCGCATCATCACGGCGCCCGCAAAGCTCGCCCCATAGGTGGACACAGTGAGCGACTCCGTCTGGCTTGGGTTTGCAACATAAGACAGCCGGACAGCCCACCACTGCCTCGATCCTCCCTGCCCAGAGAACCACGAACCAGAACCTACATTCGTGTGCCCGGTTGGCAGGTCTGGCACAAAGGCGGGTCCATTTCTATCTAGATACTGAGTCGCCTGCCAGCACAAAACAATATCACTAGGGCGGCAGTTGGTTACGCTTATCGTGCCACTATCGGCGTGATCTTCATCGTAGTCGTCGCCATTCTCTAATACAACAACCCCTATACCGGTGCCATCTATAGTCTCTGCAAAGGTAAGCGTCCCCCCTACAGGAACCTGCCCAATTTGGGTGTTGTCCATGCGGTCATTTCCGCTATCCCCCCTAACTGTGCCTGAATCGGTAGTGCTGGTCATGTCAACGACAGCCGTACCAGATGCACTTGGCGAGTTTGAGTTTTTTCCCGCCGAAAACGTCACAAGAAAATTGTCTGTGGTGACGTTACTGCTGGTCGTAATGCTCGGGGCACTAGAGCCGGTGCTTGAAGTCGCCGTAGCGCCCTCCACAAAAAGTACGGGAATGCCTCGCGCTAATGTAGATATTTTTGTTCTCAGCATTACGCCGCCGACCCAATAAACGCGCCGTACAGCGTTCCATTAACATGCCATAGCTCAATCACGTTATAGCCATTAGTCTCCAAGGTTGGAGCAGAGCCGCCAACCCATGTCGTTGTCGGCCAAGTGATTGTGTAGCCAGTACCGTCATCAATCATCAGAGTGACGTATTCGCCATCGGCAAGTGACTCTGTAAACGTGGTGTTTGCGCCTAGCGTTTTGTACTGGATCGTGCCGTTTGCAGGGTCAATCGCCGTGCCTGTTAAGCTGTACTGCTGTTCTTCGATCTCGGCGTCAAACGTAGTTTTCCCTGTAGCATTAAGGGTAGTAAATTTGCCCGTTCCTGCTGTTGTTGCGCCAACATTTGCACCATCAACTGTACCGCCGTTAATGTCGGCAGTGGTTAAAACAGAACTGGCTATCGTTACAACTCCAGTAGAGTCAGCAATAGACCCTGCCGATGTACCGTCCTTTGCCTTTAGATTTGTAACCTCAAGGTTTGTGGTATCCACGGTAGTGGCGTTAGCCGTGGTAAACGTGCCTGCGGCGGCGGTAGAGCCTCCAATAGTTGTGCCATCAATGGTGCCGCCGTTGATGTCAGCAGAAGTGATCGTTACCGAGGCTATGTTGCCGGATGCGTCAAGAACTACTGACTTATCCGCAGGGTAGGTAACAAACACATCTTTGGTGCCCGCGCTAAGATTGACCGCAGATCCCGAATTACTGCTGGCAAGAACAGTTGTTCGAGTCAGCGTGTTTCCGGCGCTGGCGTAAGTGCCAAGACCAACTTCAAAGTCATCATTCGTGCTGTCAACAATCGCGTAATATGTTGTATCGCCGTCAGACAAGGCCGCAGAAAAAGCAATAAAATTGGTCTCTGCTCCCGCAAGACTTAACGCGCCTGTACCCGTCGTCGTGGTGGTTTCCTTGACGCGGTCCTTAACGACCAGCGCCATAGTTAGGCGATCCTAATAATCGCGTTACTAGCGTCTGCCGTTGGGAACGTAATCGTAAAGTCTCCCGCACTAGATGACTTGTCAGAGCCAAAGTCCAATACCACAACAGATGGGTCGCCAGCTTGCGTGTCGTTGTAGATTAATGCGCCGCGAGCAGTAATTGTGGCTGTGCTAAACGTCAGGTCGGCAAAGTCCGTAAACGCCGTAGTGCCGGAGGTGGTTGGCGTGACATTGGTAAGTGCACTGCCACCAGCAGAATAGCCAGTGCCAGAAGCCTCGTTGGTCGCAGAATAGGCCGTGGTAGAGGCGCCCAAGGTCGCACTGCTGGTGTACAGCGCCAGCTTAAACGTGTTGCCTGTGCTGGCAGTAAAGTCGTGTTTTGCTTGGAGCAGTTCCTGCTTAAATGAGGTGCACATTGCCTGAGTGATTGCCATGCTAGATTCTCCTAATCATTTCGGCTAAGTCTTTTTGCCCCGCATCACACAAGGCGTTATACACAGTGGTGCGGTCACTGCCTATCGCTTCTTTCATGTAAAACACCAAAACCGCACGAATGCTGTTCCGAAACGCATTTGCCTGATCTTTTACAGCGGGCATTGCGTCCTCTGAAACATGAATAATTTTGTCAAGGCACCGCTCCGCGACTTCTTCCGGTGTAAACCCGCGATTCGATGTCGTTTGAACGCCTACCGTACCTGCTGACAAGTCAAGCATTACGTTCTAGGCTTCCTTACTTCTCCGCCGCGATAGCTGTCCGTGGTGCTGTAGCCTTCGCCAAGCTCCTCCAATCGAGTAATCGCTTGCTCGTATCTTGTTGCATACAACTGCATTAGATCCGGATCGCCCTTTAAGAACGTGTACGCTTCAAGCAAACAACCGTACAACAGCGTGCTTTCTGCGTTAGTGCCGAGCCAGCTAGTTCCAGAGGACGCGGTAGTAATCGACTCCGGCTTGTGAAAATAGTGAAGCTCAACAGCATAAGATGAATTAGGCGTTGGTCCTACAATAAAAGACGTATCAGTAAAGATGCCATAGTATTTAGGCGCGCCCTGCACCGCGTCATCTGGATAGCCTTGCCGAATGAAGTTCACGTCTTTGAATATCAGGTACTCATAGCCTGAGTTATCTATCGCCATAGAGTACGGCGTCAAGAAGTCAGTAGGCATCGTCAAATACTGATTGCCTGCCGTAAGACTGCCCGTGACATTTTTTCTGAAGTCCGGCAACTGACATCGCTTCAGAATGCGATCTTCCGCCTGCTGGATAATCAGTGACAGGTTGTTGACGAATGTTGTTTCGTCAGACTCGCAGTAGTCTTGTATCGCCTGCTTGAGCGTGGTGAACGTAAATGCCATCAGGAAGTCTCCACCGTTACACGCCCAACCAAGCCTTCCATGTCAAGACCGACAGTCCTGCTACCAAGAGCAGTGTCGCCACCGCCAACGGGGTTCCAAGCGTACAAACGACGGCTTTCATCAAGCCCGTCGTCAGGTCGAGGAAAGCGCAAAGCCTGTGGGTCGCTTGCATTGACATCTCCTAGCTTCAGTTGAGGCTGGTCTTGGTCAACAACATCTCGGCCAACTAAAAGGCCATTCCAGCGACCATCCTCTATCTGTCGCACAAGGTCACGCAGTGGATAGCGAAAGCCCGTGCGATCACAAAACCCAAAAGCATGCTTGCCTTTAGCGTAGCTACTCATAAATCGTTATACCCGCCGGGAGCCATGTACAACGCCGCTTTTTCGCGTGAAGCGTCTGCGGCCAACTGCCACTGCTCTTCATAGGATTGCTTTAACATCGGAGCAATCTGCATTGTTTCCGGCCTTTTACTAGCAATCTGATACGCTAGGCCAGCAACCAGACAAGGCAGATAACGAGCCGGAACATCCATGTTATTTGACGCAGGACTTCCCGTGTCCTCTATGCGCTCCATATAGTAGTACGCAAACGTGTAGCTGGTCGTGGCGTCTGGCACCGGCCAAAAGTGAATCGTAATCCCTGTCGGCTTGCGCTCAACGTAATACTGAAGCGGACGCCCTTCAGTTAGTTTGTTGGTCTGATGAGCATACTGGCTGACCGAAATGCGTTGCATTGTCAGGTCAGTTTGCTTGGATGTGTCACCCGCGTCAGTTCGCAACAAGCCTTCAATAATATCTAACTTGTCAGATGTAAGGCTGTATGACGACGTTCCTGCAACAAGAGCCAGCGTGGTGTCCCGTACTGTCCAGAGATTAAGACCCCTGTTTTGCCATTCAAGCATGAGCAGATCAAGACTGCGGCGAGCAGTTTTGTAGTCGTACCCGCTCCTAAGCTCCAGCCCCGCACGCTCGTATGCCTCCTCCATGATATCTGACAAATCAAGGGTGAAGCTGGTTGTTCCGCTTGTAGCCATTTAGACGACCCGCCCTCTTGTTCTGCCGCGCTTTGCAA